GGATAACCAGTTAGTTCTGATACATATTCTAATAATTTAATTGCTAAATATACATCATTAGCAAAGTGTGTAGAAAAATCACAACTTCTCATAACATAATGCATATTTAATTTACCTTCTCTAACTTGGAAACAATAACCAAGTGAACAAGGTACTCTAGAAATTCCTCCAAGTAGATCAACATCTCTATTAGGATCCCATAGAGAGATCCATAATTGTCTGCTGTCTGGATCTACTTTAAGTCTTTCTACTACTTTCTCAAATTGATTGTTATTCCAAAGTAATTCATTATAAGTGTAGCCAAGTTTTCCATCATGTAAGAATTCATCCCAGACATCTTCTCTTAATTTATAAGCTTCTCCGGGGTTTATAAATTTTCCATCTACTGGTTTAGTAATTCTTTCTTGGAATTCAGCATCAGCCCAAGGTTGTGATACATTAGGAATATCTTTTGATTTTGCATTAAGAATAGTATAAGAATAATTTTGTAATTCAGTAGTTTCATAATCTGAATTCCCTTCTATATTCTTATCTTGCATTGTCTTAGGTTTTACCCATATTCCCATCTCTGCAAGATCTCTTTTGATTTCTTCAAATGTTTCACTAGCATTTGTATATAATCTCATATATTTAACTTCCTCCTATCTTTTATATGATTGATTTAATTATAGTACTATTCACTTCAATTGTAAACAGTTTTTCATTGAATTATTTTAAAATCTGATAAGTCAACTTTATTACTTTCAGTAAGTCCCCTTAATTTCTTTTCTATTCTGTTTTTTGATTTATAACTAGAGAATTTATTATTAACATCTTTCATCTTTAAATACTCTTTTCTCATTTTTTTAAAGATCTCAATCTCAGTATTTTCTAATAGATCCATGTTGATTTGTGTACTAAAATATCTTAAATCAACATAACTCTTAGGTAGTATTAGATAGATCTCTTTTAATTCACAACAACTTGGAAGTTCACTTAACATCTTATTAAATAAGATAAGATCAGCAGCAAATCTTCTATTAATTTCAGTTGTTCTATAATTAATAAAACATTTAGTCCATTTACTCTTTCTTGTTTCACGAGTTAATGTGATATTAAGTAAACATGGACCATTATCTGTACTAGTTCCTTGTTTAGGTTTTACAGTTTTAAAATAGAAGGTTAGAGAAGTTCCTGAATTATTAATTAACTTTTCACGGAACTTCTTCAATTCTTCTATATCAATATACTTATTAATAAGATATTTCATTTTAGTTATGGTATAATCAAAATCTCCTAAGTTTAGTTCTGTATTAAATGATTTAGTTTTTAAAACCATAGGTTGTAAATATAAATTTGTCCCTGTGTTTTCTGCATGTAATATATAAGGGAAATTAACTATCTCATTTAACATGGATCTAAAAAGATCTGAAAAATCATCAAATGTATAAAATATCAATTAATAATTACTCCTTTGTCTAAATTTATTAACTTGAGATTTTCTGAAATAAATATCAATAATATCTTCATCTGTGAAACCTTGAGAAGTAAGTATACTTATGTAATATTTCCATACATCATTTAAATGGATGTAGAAATTCTCTTTATTAGTTTTCATCATTGATTGTTTCCAAGGTTTATTCTTTAAGCAATTACACATCATGCCTAGTGTTTGAATAAACTTAGCTACTAGATTATTCAATTCTTCTTTATATGAATTATCAACTAATTCTTTTAAAGTCCAAGATGAAGTATCTATTCCTGTTAATATAGTCATCTCTGTTAAGAAATGTAAGCCATCAATAAGTTCTTCATGGAAATGTAATTTTCCTAGTTCTCCTTGTTCATTATTTAAAGCATCAAGTGCTTCTCCAAGTTCTTCAGTTATTCTCCATGAAAAATCTTTTATTCTAGCTTGACCCCTTTTATCATCAAGATCAACTGGACAATCTTCTGTTTGCATTAGTCCGGATCTTAATTCTATATCATGATATTTAACCATTAATTCTTTTTGTCTATCGAAGATAGCTTTTAAGTATTCTTCATTTGTAGTTTCTTTTTCTGCATGTATTATATTCATTTAGATAACTCCTTTTCAATCTCATTCTTTAATTTTAAATGAGCTCTTTTTGAAGTCCAGTCATAAGGAATAATAGTGAAATCATAATTTATTTTTAAATCAGCAATTAATTGATCCCATGCTTCAACTAATTTCTCTTTCTCTTCTATTACACCTTTCATTTGTTCACGATCACCAAAATTGAAAATAACTTCATTTCTTGGTCTACAATAAATAATGATAGGATCATATTTTCTAATTTCTTCAATATCTTCCTTATCAAATTTTGAAACCCCTCTTAATATTGGTCCATATACTAATTCCTCAAATATGGAAAATCTTTCTAATATAACTAGATCTTCTATATTAAGTTTTCTTAACATCTCTTCTCTCATCTCTTCTTTAGTATAACCCGGACCAAGTGATTTAATATGATTGCAACTATATTCATCAGCAAGTTGTTCAACCAATGTAGTTTTTCCAGTGTTGTCCATTCCTAGAACTATAATCTTTCTCATGTTATTCTCCTTCATAATCTTTAATTCTTTTATAAGCTACATCAATGTACCATTGTTTATCAATGTCATCAATTGAAGCTATTGCTTTATTATCAACCAAACAATGTTCAGGTAAATTAGCAATATTATCTTTTCTTTTTGATCCATCAGCATTTATCTTTAATTTGAATAAATGTCCATTAGATTTATCTTTACTAGCATAAACTCTGTTGACATTATTTACTAATATATCACCATTAGCTGTAGGCCAGTAAGTTCCTGAATAAGATCCTCCTGTTTTGCAAATTAATTGGAATGCAAAAACATCATCACAAGAGTTGATAGTTTCTTCAGGTTTCACCCCTTTTATAAAATAATCTACTACTGCATCATCTAATATTCTTCCTGAATTTCTGAACCCCTTATTCTTTTCTCTTGCTCTATGATATTGTGAAACATAAGCACCTTTTGATTTAACTTTTCCATCACATCCAAGAATAATATAATTGTTAACATCCTTTTGCCATACACCAGCATACTCATCTATTTCAAAATTAATACGTATTCTTTCTTCTACTTTCTTAATCTCTTCTTTAATCTTTTCCTCATCATAAGGGATGATTAATATACCATCAGTATTTGATTGTACTAATTTTGAATATGGAGATATTTTTTCTATAAGATCTGTAAGAAATAATTGTCCAGTGATACAAACTTGATTAGCCATTTTAGCATCATATAAATTATTCCAAGGAGCTTTCATAGCACCATAACAGGAATTAATTAATAATTTAAGTGCATCAGCAATGTTCTTATTTCCTTCATGTTTAGCTTTAATTCTCATATCAACAATTTCTTTAAACTTATTCTTGTCTTTTAAATTTCTAGACATATAATTATGTTGGATCATTAATGTAGGATAGTATGAAGTAGCATCTATTTGCCATAGTTTACCTCTGTATCTGAAATTAGGTAGTGCACCGTGAAGTCCACCCCATGCATAAATATGTTCTACTCCTTCTACATTAACTGTCATCTTTTGTTTATAATCAAGATCATGTCCAACATATAAGTCTAAGATCTTTTTGTATTCAGGTTTATTTAATATCAATTCAGGTGGTAGATCATATTGAAGTTCATCATCATGTTCTACCTTTTTAGCTTCTAATACCATAGAAACAAGATCTGCATTAGTCTTGTTAAGTATACTTCTTGGTAGATTAAATAATTTAGCTATTTGTAATTTAGATTTTAAATATGGAACTCTTATTCTATTTAAGAATTCTGCTGTTGAATTCACGTCATGAGTACAATAGAATACTGTTTCATCAATTTCTTCTTGTGTTAATTTACGATCAATATTGAAATCAACATTACTTTCCTCAATAGACATCTCCATGAAACCTTCAGCTTCTTTAAGTGATAGACCTTTAATATCTTGCATTAAATCAAATGAATTTATATTTAATGATTTAATATTAAATGCTTTTCTTATTACATATTGAGATTTATCACTAATAATAGCTTTACTGACTAAAAATGGATCTGCACCACTAATGATAGCTTCCATTATTAAGTCATCATAATGTTTGTTATTATAACCAATAAACATATCATTATGGTGTAGATCATAAAATTCTTTTAGTTCTTTTTTATTATTAATTATAACTAGAGTTTCATCTTTAATCAGATCTTTAATAACTACTAACCAGTCATACTTAAAGACTTCAAAGTCGTAGCATAACATATTATACTAAATCTACTGTAGTATTAGTGAAACCAGTATCAGTAGTCTTTAATGTTAATTTTACTTCTATATTTGTTAATTTAGAGATCTTTTCAAAACTATCTTGAATTGATGTAGCTGTAATTCCGAACTTCTTTAATTCATTTCCATATCTTGTAAGATTTCTTTTTAACCCTGTTTCATCTGATCCAGATAATAACATGAATTTGTTATGTGTCTTTCCTTCATATTCACCATCTGTAATTTTATAAGTGAATTGAACCATAGGTTTATCATTTTTAGACATTTTGTATTCAGCTGAAACTAATACAGCAAGATATTCACCATCAGGTAAATTTTCATAACCTATTTCATCATCTTTAACTTCCATAAAAATATCATTTAATTCTTCTAACATATTATTTCCTCCTATTGTATAATGTTATCTTGGAATTCTTTCCATGAATTTTCTATTTTTGTAGATTTTAATTTTACTCTTGTACCAGATAATTCATTAGCTTCATCACCAATGCTTATATAGTATTTTTTAGTGATAGTATCATTTAACTTGATGTCTTTAACTATAGCTCTACATACTATAGTCATTAACCCAGTCATCTTGTCATGTAATTTTTCATTTAATGCAGGCATGAACTTTGTTGTTTCTTTTCCAATGGATGAGATCTCTGTATTTTGTGTTTCATGTGATATGAAAATTACATTTTCTGCTAATCTAGCTAATTTACTAAATGTGAACCATTCAGCATCACTAACTAAACGCCATCCCTTTGCATAACCTAAATCACTTTCATAAGTTATTTTATTCTTTTCTAATGTATATTCTCTAATGATGTCATATAGATATTCTACTACATCAATAATGATTGTATCAATACCTTTATATTTTCCATCTTGGAATGCTTGAGTAAACTTAGATAAGTCCTCAACTGTTTTAATTGGAATGATCCTATCTTCGGGAAATAACCCTTTAGCATTTCCATCTGTACTTAATATAATACTATTAGGTATTCCAGACACAAATGTTGTTTTCCCTGAAAAAGGTTTTCCATAGATCCATATTTTCATTTGTCCTCCTTAAATAAATTTAATTGTACTTGAGATTTCAGTTTCTTTTAAATATTTATTATAGATCTCAGGTTCTTCATCTTGTAATTTTTTACTGTCGAGAGTTTTTCTTGTAGATCCTTTAACGTAAGAAACTTTAAATGTATCAAAGTCCATTTGTTTTCTTTCATCTTCAGGAAGACTTTCATAATAAGCGATTAATTGATCTTTGATTATCTTTTGAGCTTCTTCGATACTATTTTTAAGATTTATGAACTTCTTATAATTATCTTTAAACTCTTGTGATATTTCAATCTTATTGTCTTTTACTACGATTAATGAATTCTCCATCTCTGATTGACCTCCTTTCATAATTTTTATAAATCAATATTAGGGACTGACTAGAGAGTATTATTAATTATTACTAGGAGATCAATTAAATAAAAGACATTTCATTGTTTGTCATTACATTGATTTAAATAATACTCTCTAGTCAATCTCTAATATCAATTTGTATAATTAAATTATATAAGATATAATGTCATTTGTAAACACTTTTTCTTATAGTAATTGTAAAATATTTTTAACATCTTCTACTGAATAAGCAAGGATGTGAATTCCTCCGGCTTTCTCAATTTGTTTCTTATGTGAAACTTGTAAATCTGACATTTTATTTTTTCCTACTTTGCATTCAATTCCAATAAATAAACCTTTGTAGCAAGCTATAATATCTGGAATTCCTGCTTTCATATAAATAGATCCATGAACTTTGAATTCATAAGCCCCTATACTTTTTAAATAATCTTGTACTTTTCTTTGTAGTTTAGTTTCACTGTCTTTCCCTTTTTTATTTAATCTTGAAACAAATAACTCATCATCATTCATTATTATATAATTTTTTAAGATTATTTAAATATAATATTGAAGTAGAAATAGCGGGGTTCAATTCAAATTTAGAAAATCTCCAACCTGTTTTAGTTAATGATAAGGTTCTTATTTCATCAATTTTAAGATCATAATGCTTCTCAAACATTCTTGCATATAAATTTAATTGACACATTGTTTTAAATCTATTAAGATTAGAACTTGTTTTCCAGTCGCACATACATGTTATGATCTTCCCCGTATCTTTATCTTTATATTGGAAAATAGTATCTATTATTCCTTTATAACCATCTTCTTCATTACTTAACATAAGTTCAGATGCTAAATAAGTAGGTTCATATTCTTTTTCCCATTCTTTAAAATAATCAATGTAGATCTGATAAGCTAATTCAATATCTTCCCATTCTCCGTTGTATATTTTATGTTCAATATAACTATGGACAGCTTTTCCTCTTTCTATTGCTGCATCCATCACTACTTTAGGTATATCTGCAAATTCATCTTTTCCAAAAATATTAGATAGTATAGTTGTCACGCCGGGAATTTTTAAATTAAAGAATTCTTCTGGTGTTTCTATTTTTTTAGTTATCATTCTTGATCCTCCTTTAATAACTTTGTTAATGTTTCTATAAAATACTTCTTTGTTGACTTTTTGTATTTTTCTCTTAATTTCTCTTTATTCTTTTTGTAGTATTCTTTGGATTTTTCTTTATACTTCTCAGGATCTTCTTTGTATTTTTCTTTTCTTTTTTCATTGATCTCATCTTTGTGTTCTTGATAATACTTTAACCCTTGATTTCTATAATATTCTCTATTATTTTCACTATAAGTATTAGACCATCTTTTAAACATCATCTTCCTCCTTGTATGATCTTCCCCATTTAACTAATAATAAATAATTAATAGCTGAAATAGAATAAGATATCATTATAACATTCTTTAGTGCAAATAAGCATCCGAAGATAATTCCTTCTATCCCTATAAAGAATAATAATACAACTATAAATTCAACCCATTTTTTAAATACTAATCTTTTCATTCTTTCACCTCCTAGCATGATGTAGTGTATCTCCATTCTCTTAGTTTTGATCCTCTATTCTCACTTTCTTGATATAAAAAGATCATTTTTCCATTTAAGTATTTATAAACTTTGTATGTTTTAAATCGATCATACACTTTAACTAGTTTCTTGAAAAGATCTTTTTCAATGTACTCAAACTCCTTTATGTTTTCAATTGTAATAATAATTTCTTCTTTCATCATATAATCTCCTTTTCTATTTTATATTACAATTTCATTATAAGAAATATATTATTACTTGTAAACACCTTTTTGAAGATTTTACATTTTATTTTGAATTTAACCAATTAATGTAAAGTTCATTAGTGAAGTCATCTCCATTTTTAAACGCATTATATATTGGAACTTCTATTGATTTACTACATTGTAAATAATAAAAGATAGGTTGTTTTGTTTGTCCTATACGATCTAGTCTTGCTTTAGCTTGTTTAAATAAGATGTAATCTCCGTCAGGAGGAGAAAAGAAAATTCCTATATTAGCAATGCATAGATCATTAATTCCAGTAGCTCCTGATGCATAATTCACTATAGCTATTCCATTATTAGCTGTTTTAAATTTACTTAGATCCTTAAATTCTCCATTATAAATAGAATAAGGTCTATTCATCTTAATACAGATCTCTTTTATCATTTCAATCTCCATATTATAATTGACAAATATCACTATCTTATGATTTGTTATTTCAAGAAAATCTTTTAACCATTCAATCTTAGGTGATGTTTTTAATTTAATATTTTTAATAAACCCAGAACATAATTGTCTTAAGTAAGTTCTTAGTGCCATATCACTCTCAGCTTCAACTTCATCATATACTCTATGTTCCTTAAAGTATTTATATTCTTTAGGTACATCAATCTTAGTATAGATCTCTCTAGGTTTCTCGTAATTACTATCATAATTTTTATAAAATGCTTTATCAGTTATTGCTTGTTTTAATTTTTCTGTTTGATTATAACTTTCTATTCTTTTAAAGAAATGTCCTTTTAAATAATCTAATGTATAATTACAATAGATTTGTTCGAATAAGTTTAATGGTATATTAAAAGTTTCACTATCAATAAAACCCATTTGCATCCAATAATCATAATATTGATCGTTCTGAGGTGTTCCTGTTAATATTAATTTGAATTCAGTTTTCTTTCCAAGATATTTGATATATTGAGCAACTTTACTTTTAGGGTTCTTGATCTTATGACTTTCATCAATAATAATACATGTATTAGAAGTAGTAAAATCAATTGCTTTCATATTTCTCCATATACTTTCAAAATTAATAACCATATAATTATCTTTTTTAAAATAAGTTTCTTCTTCTATTTCTTGGATCCAGTCTTCTATCTTTGATTTAAGACATACTACTAATAATTTATCACATTTAAATTTTTCTGCTATCTCAAGAGATGTAATTGTTTTTCCAGTTCCCATTTCCATAAATAAAGCATTAGATTTTTTACTCTTATCTACTATTTCTTGTTGATAATCAAATAATATTTTCATAATGATCTTCTCCTTTCAATAAATGTATTCTATGTAGTTCTATGTAGTTCAGGCATTTTGCATTGTACTAGACTTTTTTTCGGCACTTTTAATTTTTAATATATTATAATACAATGTGAAAAAGGATGAACTACAGTGAACTACATGAACTATATTCTAAAATGAATTTAAAACTATGTATTAGATTAGTTCTTAATTCATATCTATTAAGATTAATGAGTTATTAATCTTTCTAATTCATAGCTCTAAGTCTTTCTAAAATTAATTTAATGATTTAATTCTACTTTCATAATAGTCTTTTACTTCTTTAATATCAAATACTCGATCAAGATTTTCATTGGCGTACTTTAGTAGTTCAATAAGAGTATTCACTACACTTTTATAATATTCTTGATACTGTTTACCATCTAATATATCTTCATAAGTATCTTCTAAATGAATTTCAATAACATTCTTGATACCCCAGAACAATTCCAATGTCATTAAGAATTCCTCCTTTCTAATTCTTCTTTAGCTGCTTTGCTTAATGGATCATGTTTATCTTCTGCTAGTAATTTCAATTCTATGTTGCACCATTTTTCAAATCTCTTTTTTGGATTTGATACTTCTTCATGATCTACTACTTCTTTTAATATACCTTTTCTAATAAGTCTTTCTTTGATTAGTTGTGATGTTTCATAAGGAACTATACCATCTAATCTAATGTGAGTGTTATCTTCTGATAATGTGTATTTGTATACTACACCTTTTACTTTAATCTTTTGCTTTCTCATATTATGATCTCCTTATATAATAGATTAATGGTCTAACCTATACTACCATTAAGGGTTTACTACTATTCTGACCAAGTAGTCCAGTACTTCCCCGAGGTTTGCTTGCTAGTGTCCCATGTGTCAAAGATATCACCTTCGTAAACTACTGTTAGATGTTTTCTAGTATGAACTATGTAGTATGATCCATGAGGTACTTCTTTTGAGAATTCCTCTACTGTCATTCTAGATCCGTCCATTTTTCTTAATGCGTGATGTTGATAGAAGCCGTGATTTTTAAGAAACACTTTGAATACTTTATCATCATTCAATAGCATTTTCTTTTTTCTACCGATTTGATATAATTCATCATAGACTTCATCCCATGTCAATTCAGTAGCTTTGCTTAGTGCTCTTATAACACAGTCCCCAGTTCGTAAACCTTTAGGATTTGCGTTATAATTAATATAAGCCATTTTCAAAGATCTCCTTTCGTAATAACAAACATGATATTTATTTATTATTACAATACTATTATAAGAGATTTTTTTAAATTTGTAAACGGTTTTTCTAAAAGAAATTTTTTAACCTTCATCAAAAAAGACCATGATTTCTCATGATCTTCATCTAAAACACGAATTGTAATTATAGAGGAGAAGGTTCACCTACCTTCCTTTTTTTTCGTGTTCTATTCAATTCATTACGCCCTCTTTACTTGATCTCCAGATTTGTCACATACACAGATCCAATGTTTGTTCTTTTGCTTTTTATCTGGATTAGTAGTACATCCCCAACGATTTCCTTTAGTATCAAATGCAAATTCATAGAATTTATATTTAACTCCAACTTTAGTCTTAGCTGAACCTCCAACGTTATTACATTTCTTTTTATCAGCTGCACTTAATACTTTATAAGGTACTTTATTAACTCCGACACAAGGAGAATATCTTTTGAACTTTTCATATAATGTAATATATTCTACTCCAGTTTCCCAGTTATCAGCATCGAAGTTTTTATCACCTAATAAATATGGAAGAGGGTCAACATATTTACCTTGAGGGTTAATTACAGCTAAATGAAGATGTTCTCCTGTGACCCCTTCTCCTGTAGCACCAGTATGTCCTAATCTTTGACCTTTTTTAACTAATTGCTTTACTGAAACTATTATGGAATTATCTTTTTGATGTAAGTATCTAGTCTTCCAACCATTTTTATGTTTGATCTCTACATAATTACCTCTTGATTTAGAACTACCTACATAAGTAATTGTTCCATCTGCTATTGAAATAATAAAATCTCCAGATAATTGACCTGCTTTATTTCCATTTTTTAGATCTATTCCATTATGCATAGCAGTCTTACCATTCAATTTTCTTTCACCATAAGGTGAAGTCATATAATGATTATTTTTTTCTAAGACAGGGTTTATTGTTTGACCTATATGTTTTCCCATATTATACCTCCTATTTTTTAGAATTGTCAGTTTCTTTCTTAGCAAAGTAGAATGTGAATACCATTGCTACTATCATCATAAAATCTTTTTCATCAACTATACCTTTGCAAAATCCCCAGATTAAAGCACCAGTTAGTCCTAATGTTACAAATGATTTTAGATCAATAAACTTTGCTATGTTTTCAATAATCTCTTTCATGATCTTCTCCTATTTATAACCTATTACCTTCTCTATTTTTATATCATTAGAGTTGCTAGGTGTACCATTGTTATTCATATATACTTCAAAATCTTTTGTTATAGTTGTACCTGAGATTGTATATCTACCAAAGATTTGTTGAATATTATTACTTTCATAAGCATTATGAATTGCTAAACCAAATTGTTTTCCGTTAGGACTATATATTTTTACATATCCATAGCAACCACTCTTTTGTCCATATACTTCTATATAAGAATAATTACTAGCACTATCACTTAATGTAACATTTCCTGATGTATAACCAGTAAACAATTCAACTCCTCCATAGTGTTTGTTTTCATAATCACAACTATAAGCATCAGTAGTTGAACTATTAGTTGCATTTACTACACTTGCCATTGTTGGTGTTGTGTTTGTTGCTTTTATTATATGCTTTACTACTGCATAAGGTTGTAAGTTTCCACTATTACCTGTACCTGCTTCTTGTGTTCTAGTAAGTGTTGCACTTCCTATACTATCTTGTCTTATTCCCCATCCTGAAAATGGTTCACCATAAGGTGTTGCAAAACCATTTTGATTATAATCTCTTTTAATCTCGTGTGAGTGTGCTTGTAATTCTTTACTACCACCTGTTTTGCCTACTGTATTAAAGTCAGTATCGTTTGTGTCTTGTCCTACTAATACTCTACCTCTAAAGTCAGGTAGTGTTCCTCCTATTAAATCATATAGTTCAGGGTATGCACTTTGTGTTATTGTACTACCATCACATTCTAACCATCCTGTTGGTATTGTTGTACCTACAAATTGAATAATAGAACCTATTACCATACTATCTAATGCTTTAATGTTTACATCTACCCATTCACCATTATATTTATACTTCATTGTTTACCTCCTATTTATAACCTACTATGTGTGATATTACAATAGCA